GCATTCTGTTGCGTCTCATATCTACGGGATTTGGCAACACATCTGTTATTTGCATTACTCCATCTTGGCGTATATCATACCTATTGTACGTCAACCTCAGAACTGTACTCGATGGACTCGTGGTGAAGAAACCAGCAGGGTAGAGTTTCAGATACATGATGGGCAACCCAGTATCTCTCTCAGACACTACATACCTGATGCACTGATTCTGGACTTGGTTTGCAGGAATTATGTTCAATAGCGCATTTCTCATAGCTACAGTTTGCACTGAGTTCCACGTCACATGATGCAGCACTGGAGGGTCGCTTGGTGTGCCCCCAATTCCAGACACCTCTATATCTGCTTCGAAGTACACTGGTGACTCCCCATTGTACACTGTTTTTTGGTTGTTAGCCCCGTCAGAATGTATCTCCAATGGACGAAGAGTTGGTCGGAACAGACACAGAAAGGGAGTCACATTCGAGTTCTTTCCCAAATTAAGAGGTGCAGACATGTCAATAAATGGGTTATCAGTCATACTGGTGTCCCAGTCATATGTGATCGCAGGCATAGACATTGGCACTTTGCGTAGTTGTTTATCCCAGGTTGTCAAAAAGCCAAAGCTTTCATTTGTCAAGTAGCTATTTTGTGCTGGTAGATACTCGAACGATTGAGCTTCCTCTCTGTTCAATTTCACAGCTCCATACTGACCCTTTGTGATCAGTGGTGTGGGCACCTCTACTCGTATGTAACTGACAGGTTGTGATAGGTATGGTTCAACAGCACCGTAGCCTGGTGGGAACAGAGCATTATACGGATTCGCACTAGTAATTGTTTTATCCAGTATGGGAGGCACTATTTGACTGAAGCAGAAGTCATTTCCTAGACGGGAGAAGATTTGGACATTGATCTGTGATAGTCCTGTAGAGCTTGTGTTGAGGGGCATGAGCACGTACAGACAGTACCATCCGCCGAAGCTGTTGGGGTTTGTAACATCGAGGTTCTTGTAGTGGTACATGACAGGGCGTTGATCCATAACTTGTCTGGTGACAAGTTCAAGCTGTTTTGGATCGATAAGTTCCCATTCGAATGCAGTAATTGAAGACATCTCGGTAAGACTGTCAGGGTCAATGTTCGGTGGTATTCTTGCCATAATGAGTGCTCCAGCGTGAAAACCTGTGCCAGCCACTTTGATTTTAAATTGAATAGATCCAGACCATGTGTTGTACAATTTGGACATATATGAAACGATATTATTTGAAGAAGTGGGGTGTATTGGCGCTTTGAAAATAAGCGTCCCTGGCAGCATTGTAGTGTTCCAAGTAACAGTGCTGACGGAAAGGAACTGTTCGTACAAATACGGGTCCACGTTGTTAGATTGTCCAGTGTGAGGGACAGTTTCTGCAGTCGTTTGTGCTGCAGGTGCTTGCAGTCCTGACACAACGCCGGGGTTAGCTGAGACAGAGTCTTCGATAGTTCCATTACCAGCATCTGAGCCATCGGAGCTAGGTACAGCGGGTGCAGACATTCTATAGTATGGGTGTTAGACATAAATATGCTATAATAAAACAGATAGTGTAGATACAAAAGTTAATAACTAGAATGTACATTTAAGTGTTAGTTCGCTTTACATATACGCGTAATAAACATAGTTAGAATTACAAATTAATAAGAGGGGCATTATATACAGTAGCCGATAAACAGCTATGAAAAGAAGGGAAGTCTATGCCTCTCAGATTGAACTTATATGCTGATGCACGTAAGTGATCTCTTATTTCGTCAAAGAAATCCTTTCCCTTCAGACACGACTCCCTAAGCGCACCTTGCACAGTACTCGCAATGGTGGTCTTATCAAATCCTATACGCTCTGGTTCTTGCGAATATTTATGTGTTTTCTTCTTCGTTGCATAGGATAGCATTTTACAAATGCTTAGGTCAACTAAGGCACCATAATATTTACCTTCTATCTCGACAAAGTTTCGCTTAAGAAACTCCATATCTTTCAATTCCATGAATGGTGCAACATCTCCTGTCTTGGCAGCATTAGTTAAGGTAAAACCAATCTTCTGACATTCCTCTTTATATGAATTGAAGTTGAAAATATGCAGGATTTCTGCTTTCACAGTTATCATATTATCATCTCCAAAGAAAGAGCATCGAACGAACTCCATGAATTTTTCGAAAGAACGAAATTCCGGTTTATGGACGGCCATAATCTTGTAGTAACAATAATATGTCAGCATCATGTTAACCAAGCAATTATCCAACGCAGTTTCAGGTTGCCCTGATGGATTTCCTCCTGGTACTTTCACAACATAATTATCATACGTTATGAGTGGTCCTTGCAAACACTTATGCAACCAAGTCCGTATTACATCATCTTCTTTCGTCCATTTCGTGTCTACAATCTTGTAGATTTTGTTATATATCAAGGGAACCATCTCCATGAAAAGCTTAGGTATAGTCGCATCCCAATTAGCAAAATCACCATCAAAACCCACATCAGACACTTCTGCATGGTAATAGTACAAACTGTGCCAATCCAACGACGCGGGATTGATACCAATTTTTATAGGCGTCTTATGAAAGATGGAGGTTATGGCTGCTCCTGCTCCATGAAAATACATCCGATGTGCTATGGTATAATCCACTGGACAGGCCGCAAACGACCTAGTTTTTGAAGTCTCATAGATCTTCTTCAGCTTTAACGGTTCATCTTTAAGTGATCCACAAAAAACCACTGCAGAACGTTTCTCGTGTCGTGCAGTCGAAATCAAAGCATCCACTGCATGATTCAATCGAGTTCCTAACTCGTCCTTCTTCAATACTTGGAGACCTTTATCGTCCTGTTCAAAGAACACAGATTTCCTCTGTACTCCAGTCCAATGCTTGAAGGGGTATCCAGCAGAACTTTGTCGATACATAGGGTTAGAACCGACAAGATAACTGACGCCGTTGATTGCCTCAGTCTTCGTCAAAGTGGTTACTTTCAAATTTGAAGCTTGGATCTGCGTAGCTAAGTAATCACCGATCTCATCCGCACACATACGTAACAAATCCACATCTATATCTGGTTGAACCACATTCCATTTCTGAATTGCCTCATCATAGATCTTCGTCTCGCCAGTCTTCCTTGGATCGACATCTGACAAAACTGCAGGTTCAAATTGATGACCAAACTTCTCTGGAAAAGCAAACGGCGACTTATAATACTTAGTCTCTGTTGGATGGAACTGATTCAATACCTTCTCCCCATCTTGCAAGGTTCCAAAAAGTGGAAACCCGCCATATGTGGCGTTCGTGTGTCTTTTAACACATTGATGCGAAAGCACTGTAATTTCATCCAATGACTCATGGAAGAAGTCCGCACACGTTTTCTCAATGAATTCTTGTGTAACAATACTACCAAAGCCTTCACTATCTGATCCAGCCGAGTGAAAGCCAACAATTTTTCTCGTTATAGTCGGATTCGTTATAACTAATGGAGATCCACAATCGCCACCACTTGTATTTACGGGTTCATACTTCAAACCCATTGCATGTCCGCGGTAGTTAATTCCGTGCTTAGCCACTTCTTTTATACGCCGTTCAACAACGTCGCCAAACACTAGCACTCTCCAAACTGAAGTTATAACATCCTTACGCTTCGTTGTGGTCTGCAAAATCAATTCATTTCCTTGAAGTGTGCTTAGTTGCTCCTCTTTCACAAAGTGTTTCACTATATTTTTAAAGCTAGGTGCTTGTGGAGGTAGAGCGAAGAAGACTACATCTTTCTTCACGTTTCGATAGATAACAGTAGCAGTCCAGATTTTCATCCCAATGTCCTCAACCCTAAGTGTATCATTACAGGCTGAGTGACTATTAGTTACTCCTATTCTATCGCGCAACATTATCGCTCTACAATTTATTTGATCATTATCCGTTAACACCATGAGGGTATTATCTCTCAAAAGTGCCAAAACATCCCGAGCTTGTTGATCTTCCATTGCTTCATGATTCATACTTTCTACATACGCTGGTTTATCACTCGATCGCGAAACTTGCTTTGGCCAGTCTACACATGCTGTACAATTCGTGCATTCCTCTACTACTATTGGTACAGGCTTCTTTCGCAATACTTCCAGATCCAATGACTCTTCTATCACAACAGGTACAGGTTTCTTTCGTAGAACCTCTAAGTCCAAGGACTCCGGCAAAACGAAGTCATGATTAATCTTCATTGTATCCTTGCGCTGTTCGTGATAAAATGGTATGACGGGTCTACGCGACTCGTAATGCAAACAAGAACAATTAACTTGTCTATGTGTAGAACAATAAACGTCACGTTGCACAGTTGCAAGTCGGGATTTGGGAATTGGTTTAGCAAAAGAGTCATCTCCCATAAAGCGAGCTAATTCTTCCATCTCATCACCCCAGCCTTCATGTTTAAACTTCTTTGTGTTCTGCACAATTTTAAAGTTTCTATTGTCTTCTGTTTTTTGAGAATGATAACCACTAACCGCATGTATCGCTATCCCAGTCTTAACCAACATCATAACTGCGTCCACACAGGTGTTAATAACATACGCAAGTGGATTGGACAACTTCAACTGTTCCTTAAGCAACTGATCATATGCTTCATCACTGAGGTTTGGTTCTCTTGGTAATTCTCCGCTCGTGTAAAACTCTGCTATGCCTTTCTCATTATTGACAAGAATATATCTCTTCCTGTCGGCAAACGTAACGCCTACAGAACCATCTATTGGCTCA